AGGAGTGTACTGATTAATTGTAGAAATCGGGATTGTTACCGTCCTGAGGGAGTTATCAACAGTAGCGACAGCAATCAGTCTCTCATCCCCTGTGATGGAGGTTTCGATATCCAGATCAGAGCCTTTAATCGGTCCGTTAGCCATTGTTAATTATCGTCCTCAAGCAGCAGGGGGTTTCCGTCTTCAGTCATAAGGACAAAGTCGTCCTGTGTTTCGATAAACGGGATTTCCAAATTGTCATCTGGGGTAGCATAGCGCAAAGGCCTGCCTTCCTGCTTCGGACGCAGGGGTCGGTTTTGTGGGTGGTCAACGGCATTGTATTGACCGTCAGACTCCCATCTTGCTACGATAAAACCGGTCCCCGGCTCTTTAACCAGATCCCGGTAAGGGACCTTCATCCCCGACCTCTGGCAGATCCCAAAACTATAGCGACCCCTGCCAAATCCCGCCATTAGAGAACCCTCCCAACGTAGGGAACAGCAGTGTACGAGGCTCTTTCACGGTCTTCATCCGTGGCATTCTCAAGGTCTTGTTCGTACTCTGACCTGAGCCGGGTGAGTATCTCCGTGTTCTCTGGGATACGCTTCCTTGCGATAAAGTAGGCAAGGCCAGAAACAATAGCAGGAAGATATCTTGTGGAGAGGTCCACGTTCTGCCCTGCCGATTTGGTAATGTCTTCCGTCTTCCGGAATACCCAAGCCTTTACGATATCTGTTGAGTTCTCGGGCGTAGGCCAGAGCTTAAGGGTAACGGCATCTCTACCCCTATACGAGGTGTATTGGGTGGGACGGCCCTGCTGGGTTTTGACAGGAAGGTCTTTAAACTCGTAAAGGGAAATCCTGGCCATGGGGAGTTCCGTGTTATCCCTAGAAAGAGTGGGATGGAGAATGTCGATGATATCCGCCGACAGTTGATATTCAGAAACAGACTGGGTAACGGTGACGTTTACTTCTTCCATCTTGGAGAGAGGGATATCCCGGTTCTGAAGGTCGATAAGAAGAAGGTTCAGGGATCTACGGGCCTCTTTTGCCTCAACACCGCCAACGTGTTCAGAGCCTACCCGAGAGATGGCTTCATCAATAAGATCGTCGATCTCCAGGTTGAATAAGGTGGTGCCTGAGGTGGTCATCCGACCCTCACCCAAGAATCCGCAACAGAGGAGAAACAATACTGGGCAAACCCGTTAGCCGTACCTGCTGTCAGGGCCCCGAGGATGGTTCCACCGGAGAGGGTCAGGCCAGTAACAATGCTTCTCGTGGCAATGGCGACTGTCTTCCCATCGGCAGGGGCGGCGGGGAGGACAACGGTCAGGGCCAAAATGGTATCACCGTTATTGATGACTAGGACATCGGCAGAGTTCACCGACACGGTTGTTCCCGTGTCAGCCGAAACGGCTGTGATAACAAGATTCTTTGTCTGGTAGGAAGCCAGCATAGAAGCCACAGACGCCGAAGTGATTGCATCAGCTAGTTCCTCGCCTCTAATAGCCCCTGAGATATTTGACATGGTTAACCTACCAAATAGGTCGTGGCAGCACCGGAAGTACCTGTTTTGATGAACATGATGCGGCAGAAGGGGCCGTTGATCACATCGTTGAACACACCGGAGTAGGTGGAAACAGTGGTGAAGAAGTCCAGGTGGTCGCCGATTGAGGCATTGGCTTGGCAGGAGGTGGTGATATTTACCCTTGCCAGAGTATCTGCCGGGATTGGGGAGACGAGGACTGTAATTGTATCCGCACCAGTACAGGAACCGGAAATGGACCGGACCTGATTGGGGTTGAACCTGTAGTCGAGGGGGAAAGGCCCAGCGGACACAGCAGCAGCCGACATGGGGACAATAAGGGGAACATACTGGATGTGGGACATTGGGGGCTCCTGAGGTGGACCGGTAAAGTGCAGGTCACGCGTAAATCCTACGGCTATTATAAGTTTTCCTGTTCCAGAGCTGCAACATGGGGGCCCTAATACAGAAAACCCCTCAGCGTTTTAAACTGAAGGGCTTTCTTTTCAGGCCTCTGTACGGCTTTTTAGGTCTTATTGGGTATTGTTGTCTGGAACAGAGGGGCTCTGCAACTGTTTGTTCTTCTTACGGTGGAACTTACTCTTACAGGACAAAGAGCAGAACTTCCTGTCCGGTCTAAACTCAACCCCTGAGATGTCTCCTTGACACCAAGTACAGATATTCTTGATTGCCGTTTCCTGATGGCATCCTTCAGCTATTCGTCTTTGGTGGGTTCGGCAGTAACCCCAGCTCTCGTGCTTTTCGTTACAGCCTTCGATCTTACACTTCCTGGGTTCTGGCTTTACCCACTCCCTGATGACTGGTCTTAGGTGTTCTGCCATGTTTTCTGACAAAAGACCTTTACCTAAAATTGGAGTAAGTTCATTGATTCTCTCTTCAGTGAACACCGTTCCGTTGAGCTTTCGGTTTTCGATGTACAAATCAAATTGCCGTTGGGTAGAATGGTCGTTATAGGACGCCCCTTCTTTCTTAATCGTATCTAAAAGGATAACATTCTCAGCCTGTTTTCTCTTCATCGACAGATATGGGAGAAGAAGTTTCGCAAGTCTTACTGCTTTTTGATAAGTAAACCTAAGGCGGTGACATTTCTTATTGCACCTAACTCCAGCCCGGTTACTCTTCCCGACTACGGCATCTTTTCGAAGGTACAGGTCCCCACCAAACTTTTTCTGCATTTCAACTAGGGTTGGTTGATGTGTGTTTGTAATCGAGATATTTGCTTGAAAGGTCACCCCTGACCGATTTTCTTTGTTTTTAAGTTTGAAAATTCCAATCGTGCCCTCCCCATCAATAAGGGCTGCCATGTACGCTTTATCCATCTCTGTAATCACACCACTCTCCTGAAATAAAAATAAGGAGACCTAGATTTCTCCAGATCTCCTTATAATTTAATAGGTTTTCAGCTTTGTGTCAACACCTCTCGAAAGACGTACCGAACTTAGCTAAGTGGTTGATTATTAAGTGGAGCCGGAACTTCCGTAGGCCCCCCGGAAGTCGCTCCATCCGAAAGAGTATCTCTCCCGAGCTTTGAATCGAACATTCCCCGTTTCAAAATGGCCTTCCGTAGCACTCTTGAGAGCAGTACGGGTAAAGCCCTTCAGGCCGTTGGGAACGTCCGTGATGAGGAACCAAGCGTTGGTATCCGTCAAGCGGCGGTTAATGTGCCAGCCACCCGGAACATAGCTACCGGTACGAACGATGTTGAGGTCATTCGCGTTGGTTACGCCGTCACCAGCAGCACCACCGGCAGGAGACGCAGCAGGACCTTTGATGGTCGTGCTGAGTTCCGACTTCAGGATCTTCTGAGCCGTGAAGGTCAGAGCCGAAGGGATAATCAGCTTCTGTGCGTTGGCACCGATCAGGATACCGCGTTCATCTTTGAACTGGGTAATCGCAATCAGGGCCGTTTCCAGAGCCGTTTCCGAGAGGTCAACAGCACCGCCAGTGTTCGACTGGTTGCCTGCCGATTTCGTCGGGTGAGCCGTGGAGAAGAGAGATACCCCATCGCCGCCTGTATTTGCCGAGTTGAAGCCGTTGTTAAGAATGGCGGCTGCTTTGAGCTGCTTGGTGTTACCCATAGCGCGACCCAGGGCAGATGCCTGCATCTTCGACTTCGATTCATAGAGGTTGTCCTCCATGGCTTCTTCCGTGATGGCAAAGCCCAGAGCAATCGTTTCATGGACATAGCGTGCCGTGAACGTTTCTTGTGCTTCGTCAAAGAAGATGCCCGAACCTTCCGGTTTAACGGGTGCCGACTCGAAACCCGTCATCATGACTTCTTCTTCAAAGTTCTTATCCGAAGTCTCCATGATGAAGATGGGGGTGTGTTCGTTATCGACGTTTTTATAAGCCATACCGAAGACCTTGTTAAGGCCCGGTCGTAACTGTTTCTGAATATTACCGCGAGAGATTAAGCTCATAGTATTTTAGTTTCCTTTCAAAGAAATCACGACAGCGGTTAAGCGTTCGTGAACATATCCGCATGAGCAATCCACTGGACGACGACCAGGGGGGTTGCAGCACCGAGAGAGTTGCCG